TTACCTTTTGGTGATTTTCTTTTTCTTTCCAAAGTATTCAAAACCATATTAACAATTTCATCGGCTAAAACTCTTGACGACCAAGGTTCGTTCTTAGAAGTTATATCTATAATAATTTTTTCAGCTGCTATTTGAAATGTAAATCTTTGTTTTGGTGTAATTTTCATAATCACATGTAAAATTTATTTTCAAGAGGTTGTCCATCTGATATCCTGCCTACACCGATAGGTTCAGGATTACAGGAAGGTTGAACAAAAATAACATTTGAATTTTTATTATGATACCCCTCATACAATTTATGATAAAGTTCATTAATCTTTTCATAATTCACAGTCTTTGGAAGAGTTGTAGTTTTATAAGCTTCATCTAATTTTACTTGCATGGAATTTGCAAATTCAATAACCTGTTCATAAGACCATGAACCATTTTTAATAGCTAAGATTTCCTCACGGTCAGGACGTTTGACAATAACCTTGCGGTCATTCAAGATTTCCAAACCCATTCGCATTAACCTAACAAGATGTGAAGCATGTTTGGTATCGTAACCCGATTTAACTTCAAGTTCATGTCTTGCTGGATTACGATTCTTTCTCCAATTAAGCCAAGAATTGTAGGCTTCTATTTCCTTTTTGTAAAGTCGTTCTCTCTGTAAAATATCAATTACTTCTTCCTTCAAGTTGTATTCCTTGGACAAACGTTCAATGACACCAGCCTCATACATTTGAGGCCAATTACCTTCATTAACGTCCACTTCTGAAACATTAAGAATTAATTCCCAAATGGTTGACTTTAATTCGTCGCGTTCCATTTCACTTAATGGAAACTGTGATAGATTCCATCGTTCAACTTCGGATTTGATTAAACCAAAGATTTCACTCATTTGTCTTGGGCGTTCTTCGGGCAAACCAAAATCTTTTCTTTTTGGTTCTGTCAATTCACCACGAACAATCCATTTGCGGTGTCGTTCAATTTTCGCTAATTGACTATATGCATATCCCGAAAATGTAAATTTAGCTTTGGATGACAAGAATAAATCTCTACTCTCCATCAATTCATCCATTGGTGATTTAAAAACAAAATGGTTACTGGGGTCGGTCCACAATAGTTCAATAATATTGGGATTTACATTAGCAGCCAAAATCATGAACTTTTTCAAAGAGTAAAGAGTGGACTCAAATTTTGGATTTTTTGGATTTTTCAAATGCTCCAAAAATGATTCAATAGATTTATCATTTTCTGCCTGCTCAAAGCGATGAAATAGATTATTTTCTATTTCTTTAGGCGGAATTACAATACCTTTTACATCAACATCGGACAATTCATTATTCAAGCCATAAGCCTGTGAACCGTGGAGAGTTATGTAAATAGTATTTGGAACAAGCCAATTCAAATTCATATAGATAGTTTATCAGAGAAAGCATAAATGTCAAGCGTTCTTAAGAATCACTTCCCTAAGATTGTCCAAGAGTTCTATGTAAAAAATTATTTTTAAATAATGACCATCATTTCCATACCAGTTTATATCCAATGGATAACACAATCCTCTATGAAAATGATATTTTAACATTCTCTTAAAAATTTTATTATATTTTTCCATTAGACAATATTTTCGTGTAATTCCTTTTTATGATTTTTCAATAAACGAATTTTCGCTTTCTGTTTCCATTGGTCTGCTTGTAATTGCCATAATAACTGTAATTCATAATCAGATGCATTCCAATAATCATCAAGTTCTCTAATTCGTCTTTTCAATGCATGTAATACAAGTTTTTCATGAACATATTTACCATTGATAAACCGACAATATTCACAATCACATTCCTTCCGCCAGCATTGGTGTGTATGGCGATTTCGTAAAATTAAAAACAAACGCTCGATGGTATCACCCAATCGAGCGTCTGCTTCTTTTTGAATTCTATTAATTATTTGTTGAGGCGTCATCAGGTTTGGTTTCTGCTGTTGGCTGAGCGCCGCCCTTTACCAATTCATACAATTTACCCCATTCACCTTTTTCAGTAGCATTTACTACTGTGTTTTCAATCTTGGTTAGTTTTTCATCCAATTTCTTCTTGGCTTCAAATGCTTTTGGAGAAAATGTTTCATTTCTACTACCATCAGCGTTTATAGCTACTTGGTCTGGTTTAGAAGCCTTGCGAGCTTCACGGAGAGTTTCTTCCGATAACTTAATGGCTGCAGCAAGAGCATCAGCTCGTTTAATTACTTCAGCATTAACTAATTTCTCCACAACTGTATTAACTACTTTATCAGAACCGAATTTTTCAATTTGTTCTGCCACTGCTATGTTTATTGATTTTGGTGTCATAATTATAAAGAAAATATCACACTTTATTACAAAAGTCAATTATTTAATTTCTTTAAACGGCGGCGGACACAACATATCAACAAATTTCATTACCTTTTTATAAACTTCATCCTCTTTAGTAAAGCAATATTTTTTGGTTGCAACTTCATCAATCCAATTTCGTAAGTCGGTTCCAAATTCCTCACTTCTTGCTTTAATATCACAGCAAAATTCTGCCAAATATACATCAGGCATTTCTTTAATGCCACCCGGCCAAGCTTCGGGGTGATGTTTATTTGTAGAATTATGATGATGAATTGCCAATTTCATTTTCAATTTAGCAACATCTTCTACAGGATTTCCAAGAGAAAGATATTCCCACTCTATACCAAAAAATTTAGATGCATCGTGTACCATTCCATTAGCAACCAAATTTCTAGCTAATTCCACTTCACCCAAAGCCAATAATTTTTCTGCTAATATTACGCAATTATCTTCCACATTGCGAATATGTCTCGCAATTAGGCGAATTTTTTCCATCGTTTTTTCAGCTTCCTTGCGGAGCCGTTCGGTTCTTTTCATCTTGTAACTCTTTTCTTATTTCCATCCAAAGAATACCCAATCTGTTTTTTCCAGAACCATCACCACCATCAGCCCAATATCTATCCTTGAAACTATGTTCAACAATTTCTGCATCTCCAGTAGAAAGTAAAAGCTCCTTAATTTTAGGATATTGTGCAATTTTAGCTAATAAAGCATCTTTCATAATGCTTTCTTTGACTTGTTCCCAATCAACTCTTAAAGGACGATTCCTGTCACGTCCTATTTCAGCAGCCGCTCGCGGGCCTTTGGCAAGCCTTACATCTTCTTCGTGTTCAGTTCCAGCGAATTTCTGTGATTGGAAATAATGCTCTGTAGTAGGCCACACTTTACCTTTCAAAACAATTGGATGTCTTGAAAAATTGGAAAAATCTCCATAAGGTTCTGCTATTCTATAGAATTCAATTTTCATAATAAAAATATAATACCACAAAATTCGCGGATTGTCAATGAAAAGATAAATCTTATCCATTTAACGGCAATTAATGTTAAACTGAATATTTTGAATATATTAAGAAGGATTCTTTGAACTAACAGGAGGTAGATAACGTTTAACAAACGGTTGTAATTTTTGAGTAAGGTCCACATTTCTTGCAGTATATTTACCAGCTAAATCCCAAGGACTCATACCTTTTTCTGATGGTAATGGTTCGTTTGGATTGGGCATATCAATATGACCCGGTTTTATTATTTGACCCCATATTTGTTTAGCCTTTTCTGCTGTTCGTTGAGCTGGTGGTACTTGATTCCACATTTGTCTAGCCGTCATTACAATTTGTTGTCCAGCAGGTGTTTGACTCCAATGTTGAGCGGTTTTTGTTCCAAAAGGAGTATGCAATCCAGCATATCCAACCAAAGCGGCGCTTGCTAATGCTTTCCATTTATTACTAATTTCATCTTGTCGAAATTGTTCAGAATAAATTTCTCTGACAATTTCTTTAATAATAAATTTTAATTCTGACCTATTTACTTTCTCTTGTAACATTGAACTAGTTGGTTCGTATTTCCACACTGCTGTATTCCAATGCCCTAATAATTTGCGAAAATCATTTTCATTATAACAACATATTTGTCTTGGAAATTTTTTCTTTGTAGGAACATGTTCTTCTGTGTAGGGGAAAATTTTCATACCCGGAGGACACTTTTCTTTTTTTAGGTCAATATGACAATATGTTACACCATATTCTTTATAATATTTTGGTTCCTTTTTTGTTATAGGGTGTGAAATCCATCTATCATCTGCACCTGCCCATCCTTGAGCTTCTTGTAATTTTCTGTATTCTTCCCATATTCCTGCCCCACCTTCATCCTCTATCATTTCCCTAGCAGTTTCTATAGCTTGACGAATAGCAGCTTCATAATTATTCTCCTTTAACACTTCTTCTATTGCATCCAATCCATTTGCAAATATAGCAGTATCAGCTAAATCTGCTGATAATAATCCAAGTCTTCTTTCTAAAACGGTATCTATTAATTTTACACCAGTTTGTCTATCTCCGACTTCTTTTCGCCATTTTTCAATTGTAGCAACACTTTTTGGAGATATTGCTTCATTCAAATCATTTTCAAAAAATTTTGGTTTTTCTAATGGATTTTGTTTTTTATGTTTAATATCCCAAGAATGTTCAGCCCATGCACCACAATTTAAACATTGATATCCTTTTTTTCCTTTCCATGTAATATCATTAGCAGTACAATTACGAGATAACCCATTTTCAAGTAATTTTGCCTGCTTTATAATTTCTGAAATTATCAATTTTAATTGTGATTTCTTCATCTATTATTACTTTAATTTGAAAGTATTTCCACTAACATTTTCAAATATAGGATATTTTGATTCTTCTTCAACGTTTTTTGTAGTTATAAGGTCTTGTAAAATAACTTTAATCTTTTCAAGCAACCGTATAGCATCTTGATGTGACAATGTTCGTGGATTATAGCCAATGTTATCCAAAATAGTTTGAATAGTTTCTTTAGCTCTCCCCGGTACTGAAACAGTGGATTTAAATCCTAATGGCGCTGAAGTACTAGACTTAGTTGGTTTTGCTATTATTTCATGTATTTTATTTTTCATATAATTATTCAATTTCAGTTAAAATATCTCTTACAATATTCTCAACCCTTTCCCATTTTTGGGTAATTGGATTTTGAATAGTGGTTTTAACACCTTCCTGAAGAGTACCCGATGGAAACATGAAGGCGCCCCTTGTACTAGGATTTGATACAAAATCAAACGCTATAAGTTCAAAATCATCTTGAACCACATCTGCATCTTCATTTATACTTTTATTGACTGTTCCCAATCCACGACTGGAAATTCCAAGTCGAATATTGGCTTTAAATAATTCCTTTAAAATATTTCCATTTGGAGTAGGTAAAACTTCAACAGTTCCCATAAGGTCATCACCTTCCCAATGTAATTCTACAACATTATGAGACACATTTTGTAAGTTTACAACTGAGCTTTCTGGATGGTCAAGTTCTCCCAATGCTCTTCTTTCTTTTACAAAGTTTTCCTCATATTTTTTTGATTCACGAAAAAGTACATCTTTCTTATATAGCCTACCGTTTTGATTTTTTATATTTGCTCGTTGTAAAATACCCTTGACAACCAATCGTCTTCCATCAGTACGAATAGCTTCTTCAAAGAGATTATCTTTGATAAATTCAAAGGTTATACAATCAACTAATAATTGTTTAGTATTCATATTAAACGTTCCATCCTATCTCTTTAACATATTCCAAGAGATAATATCTACCATTTTTAACTATATCAACCGAACCTTTCGAATATTGGCCATAATACGTTTGTCGTCTCATAGCATCAATTGCAGCCAATTTTATATCTCTGTTATCTATATTATTTATCATATGATTTTCAGGAATCAATAACTGGTACTTGATTTTGGTAGTATTTACATTTTCAGCTAATATTTTTGATGTTTTCTTTATATAAGGAAGAAAATTAACTTTTCCATTTTCATCTTTTATACTATCAGACATAAATTCTACAAGAAATATATTTAAATCTTTTTGAATCCATTCAGCTACAGGTGGAAGTTTCTTTTTCTTTTTACGATGTGGAATCTCCGGTTCTGGTTCTGCCAGCGATGGCTCTGCTGGAGCTGGTGCTTGTTTTGGCACCGTTTGTTGTGGAGCCATTGGTGCTGGCTCTTGAGTAGGAACCATTGGAACAGCCTGTGGTGGTTGTTCTTCTGGTGAGGGTGCTGATGGAGATGCTACATTTGGTTCTTCTTCATCACCAGCTTTTGGTGGTTGTTCCGCTGGTTGTTCTTGTGGTGGAACTTCTGGACCTGCTATTGGTTTTTCTTCTGCACCCGGAGCAGGTTGAGAACCTTCACTTTCAATTTTAATATTTATACCCGGAGTTAAAAAGTATTTCTTATCATTTTGGTCGGTTGCTATCACCACATAATCCTTATACCAAAATTCTACACTAATTTTCTTAATATTTTCTATAGTGTAATCGGTTTTTGGTTGTCCATAACCGCGTGAAGCATTAGCAACAACAGTTTTGTTCAAAAGTCTTTTGTTCATTTTATCCAAAAGAACCTTCTTAGCATCAGATTCAGCCTTGTTCTTTTTATCCTCAAATGCCCTAAAATCACGAGTGAAATCATATTCCGATGGGTCTTCCGGTTCAGGTGATGTTTCTGCAGGTGGAGGGGTTGGTGGTACCTCTTCTGCCGCAGCACCGCCTGCGCTCATACCTGCGGGAAGAACAGGAGCAGGCACAGGAGTAGCCGGGCTTGCCATTGGTGGCTGTGGAGCCTGTTCAGTTAAATTCAACAAATTTCTTAATTTAATTTTCTTACTCATATTACTTCACCTTCTCTAAAATACTTTCTACTACTTTAAATCCTAACTTTTTAGTTACATCTAATGCTCTTTGACTACCACTTTTCTTTTTAGAAAATGCAAATGGTGTAGCATATCCAGCTATAGCACCCGTTGCTGTCATTTCCTGAATATTTTCTTCTTCCTCTGGAGGAAAATTTCTAACTGTTTTAAGAGTTGGTACAAATTTCTCTTGCTCTTCATCCCATACTTCAAAAGGATTATTTATACCATGAAATCTTATAAATTTTCTTTCCCATCTTGGTGGCCCCAAAATAATTTCAAACACAATATCAGTAGGAGTAATTTTATATAATACTTTAATATTTTCAATATTTCCTACAGGGACCTTAAAAAATCTAGAAGCTGCATTTCTTACTTTTTTAATTATAGAATAATCCATTCCTAACCTATGGAGTCCTGACCTATGTATTTCTTCTAATTTTTTTCTCGATTCCAATTCTCTTGCTTTTAAATATTTTTTTAAATCTCCCACGGTTTTTACTGTACCACCCTTTATTTCATTCATAATTTGATTTTTAACAAATTCAATATCTGCATCTTTTAGTCTTGGATTATGTGCTTTTATCAAATCAAGCATCATATTTATGTTATCTTGTGTTATCTCTATTTTCTCCCACTCACCACCACCAGCGTAAATGTTAGAACCACGGTTAATTATACGGTTTAATAACATATAAATAAAAGCAATACCCCCTACTGCGGCAGCCGTAGTCAAACCTACACCAATTTCAGAAAGACCAGAAATTCTTTTTGACCTAACACCACTTTCCATATCATCTTGATACTTTCCATCAGGACCGATTTTTTCTCTTATTTTCTTTTTAAACACATATGGAGTAGCATATCCACCAACTGCACCCATTTGTTCCTCATAATCTTCTGGTTCAATCGGTTCATCCACATCTGCTTGAGTATATGGTCTAAGAATTTCTGGACGATATTTTGATAGTTTCTGCTTTCTACATTTATCACACGCTCTTACCAAAGGAATACCCTGACCATCACGTTCCCATTTACTAGGTAATCCACTACCACAGTCGCATGTTCTTTCCTCATTTTCTTCTGCAACGTTCACAGCTTTCATTGTGCCACCAAGACCCACATCAGCTGCTAAGTCGGCTCTCGTAGTCATTTTTTCATGAATAATAGGAGTAGCAGATACTTTTCCATTTACAGAACCATCTGGTCCAATTATTACTTCATCACTGGCAAATCTACCACCCGATTTAGTCATAATAACATTTATAGTTCTGTCACTTATAGGCGACGTAGATTTTATATGATACCCTCTCCTTTCAAAATGATTAACTGCTCTTGTTTGTGATGATGTTTGTTTACTCAATTCATGTAAAGAAACTCCACGTTCAGAACCTCCAGCGCCACCACCAACAAAACTAAGATATTTACTAAGATTTATATGTGGCTCATTAATACTTCCATCTGGTTTTATATTTGCAACTCTTGTTACTGGACTACCAAGCTTCCCTTTATGTCTTATGAGAATTATACCTACGCCATCTGATGTTGGATAAGTATTTCTAAGAATAAATCCTATTTTTTTCAATGTGTTAATAGCTCGTTTCTGAGTTATTGTAGCTTGATGAATATCTGGACCAACACCAAGTATCTCATTCAATATAGCTTTTTCTACCATATTTTTAATCCGAAATTTAAGATGTAATTTTTTTTCAACAATAGAAAAATCTAAACCTCCACCCGTAAGGCTCATAGGAATATCAGATGCAGCCTTTCCAGTCACAGAACCATTAGGATTTACTAATGCTTCTTCATGGCCATATTTTCCACCCGATTTATCCATAATAACTATTACAGTTTTACCTGTTGTATCTGCAGGCATTGTGGATGTAACACGATAATTAAGTTTTTCCAAATATTGCATAACTCCCTTCTGTTGTGGTGTTTGTTTATTTAACTCACTAGGAGAAACCCATCGTCCTAATTGTTCTTCAACCACATTTTTAATCAATGATTGGAATTGAGATTTTTTCACTTTTTTTAAAGTTGATTTTTAATTTCTTTCAAAAGTTCATAAGAAAGTAAAACAACCATAACTTGATTATCCTTTACTATTTTATTTGGTAATGGTTTTACTTTATTCAGTTGACGAACAACTTCGTTGATTTTTATTCTTATTACATCATTATCCTTAATTTTTGATGATAATTCACACAATTGTTTCTTTACATTATCCACTTCTTTTACAATATATTCACCAAGCGAATTAGTATTGGAAATATTGTTAATATATTCACGAAGAACATTCTTTTGATTTTCATCTAAATCTTTATATTTCTTATTCATACCTTCGACCAATATACGATAAGATAAAAGACGAACATCTTCATTTTGTTGTGCATAAAACTTAAGAATATCCTCTTCACCAGATTTCTTCGGTCTATCAACAATGTTTTCAATAATACACGTTTTTGCTTGATAAACTTCTTTTGCATCAAATTTCAAATCTTTGGAAGAATCATCTTCAAATAGTTTGAATATGGAAGCTAAAGTCCTATAATTTTTAATATTTGCTTTTAAAAAATCGTTAATTGGATAAAGTTCCTTAATTTCCTTAATTAATTCGTATTTTTCCCTCGCTAATTTAGCGTTACTAAGTTTTTTTCGTTGTTCTACAATAACCGACAAAAATCTATCCGCATGGTGCTCATCCTTGATTTTTTCAGACAAAAGAAAATTATAAAGACGCCATTCTCGGCCCAATTCGGTGTTTTCTTTAAAGTATTTAAAAAGTAAATCTTTAGCTTCCGACTCATCTTTACCAGCAATAATATCTGCTGTCACTTGTCGTGTCAACAATTCAAACAAAATACCTGTATTTCTAAACTTTGAGTGGCGCATTTTCTTAGGCATATATTCAACCTTTACACTTATTTATAAATATGATGTGAACATATGAAAATGTATTATTTCATTATTCATCAATTATGTTATCTTCATCAAGCATTGACTTGCTTCCTGTTGTCGTTGCTTCCTTAATTAATTCCTTTTTTTCTCTTTTTGATTTATCCAAATAAGAGTTAAGATTCTTAATCAAACTACTTCTTTGAAGTGTTTCAAGACTGAATGGAGAATTCTTTGCCCATTTTGGTGTCAGAGAATTACTACTTTTTCTCGGTTTTCTTTTATTTTCCAAATCACCGAGGGGGTCTTCTCCAAAACGGTGTTGTTTGCGAGCATCATGTTCCCCTTCTTGCGACGGCCTTTCATAATCTTCAGCATGTTCACCATGTTCCTCTTCTATACTTCCAGTATTATTGATAGCCATTTGATTCCATTTAGCATAATTAGTATCTCCTTTAATCTTTGCTTCTTGTAACGGTGGTAATACGCCAGCTCCACCGCCTCCTACTGGAGGTCCCAGTTCAGGTAATCCACCGACACCAGCTCCGCCTAGTTCAGGTAATCCGCCGCCGCCCAATTCAGGCAATCCTCCACCACCCGGTGGAAGACCTTCAGCTTTTGGATTAATTTTCTGAAATGGTTTAGCAGGGTCATTACCCTCTTCTTCAATGGATTTAAATCTCCACACCTGTTTGGAATCCTCAACAATCTGGTCAAGTAATTCTTCTGAATCATCTTTGGACAAATTAAAGACGTTTTTGTAAATCCATTGCTTAGAAAATAATTTAGCTTCCATCATATTTTTAGCCAATTCCGTTTTATTTCCCCAAACTTCAATCTTTTCCTTCTCAAAAATCGTTGATGGATTAGTAAGTTCAAGTTTAAAATTTACCAAACTTTCATCACGATATCCTTGTGAATACAAATGAACAATAGCAATTTTTTCAAGTTCTGATATAAGAACTCTTTGAATACGTTGAATAGTTCTAGCAAATCTTACATCTTCTGATGCTAATGTAGCTTTACCTGAAAGTTCTTCTTCATAACCTAAGAAAGCTTTAGGAATCTTTAATGCTGCCATTAATTTGTTACGTAAATATTGAATATCATCAATACCCGTCCATTCTATACCACTCAAAGTTTCAATAGAAGTTCCACTATCACTACCACGAACAGGCAAAATATAGTCTTCCGTCATATTTTGAAGATTAAATCTGAGATTATAATCTCCTGTTTGAGGGTCAACATATGGAACTCTCTTTAACTTAGTTACCTGCTTTTCTATAAAAGAATCAATATCTTGTGGAGGAATGTTACCTACATCCAACTTGAAAATACGTCTTTCTGGAGCACGCATAATACGATTAATCAACATAGCGTCTTCCATTAAAGATAATTGCTTCCAAACACGGCGTGCTCCTTCAATCATAGCTTTACCATAAGGAAGGAAGTTTGAATCAGAAAGTAATCTAAAATGAGCACACTCAAAAAATTCCAATGTTTCAACTTGTGACGTATCGGTTGGTCTTATTTGAAACTTTACATAATTTTTATTAAGTGGGTCTGTATTTTCAAGCCGTTCAACATTATAGGAAGAAATTGGTTCAATCTGATAAACACCATATTCAGGCGAAATATATAAGCGCATGTAAAAATCACCATATTTAGCCATATTCCTTGTCCAAGACCAAAGATTATGTTCAATATTTAGAACATCATAAAAAAGATTAGTAAGAATACCCTTTATATTTTCATCTTCAGCATGAACAACTAAAATTTTTCCCAATTCATTAACAGTTAACGATTCATCTGCGTAAATATCCAAAGCTGATGCGATAATAGGGTCCATATCCATCGTATCATAATCTCTAAAAAGGTCAATACGAGCTGCTTGGTAAGCTAGAGAAAAATCTCTAGTGTAAGCATTAT